GAAGACGAGCTTGAAGACGAGCTTGAAGACGAGCTTGAAGACGAGCTTGAAGACGAGTCCGAAGACGAGTCCGAAGACGAATAACGAAACAAGGTCGAGCGGGACGAACGCACCACAATATACCGGCCGCTCACGCCGCCGGTGGACATCTGCGAATCCGCAATAATCGGCCTACCTTATGCACGATCTGCTCTCTGAACTCAGGCAGTCAATTGCGAGTGGCCTTCAAGGCAGTTCGCTAACGTGTTGCTCACGATGGGCAGCCGCCCGCCGAGTGATGGGTGAGCCGTTCCCCGGAAACTACTCATGGAAGTGGCATCCGTGGATTCGCGACATGCTCGATTCGCAGGCGTCCTTCAACTACGCGATGAAGGCCGCCCAGCTCGGCGTGACCGAGTGCGGAATCAACCGTGCGTTGTACGTGATCGACCAGTTAAAGCGGGACGTGCTTTACGTTCTGCCGACTTCGCTTAATGCGACGGACTTCTCGAAGGCCCGCTTCAGCGTGGCCCTTCAGTTGAGCCCGTACCTCAAGTCGCTGTTCACCGACACCAACACGGTGAGCTTGAAACAAGCTGGCTCGAACAACCTTTACATCCGTGGTTCGCGCGGCGATAGCAACCTGAAGTCCATTCCCGTCTCGGAGCTGATCCTGGACGAAGTGGACGAAATGGACCAGAAGCAAATCTGGCTCGCGCTCGAACGGTTGAGCGGCCAGATGCGCAAGACTGTGTGGGGTATTTCGACCCCGACGATCCCGAACTTCGGCATCCACAAGCTCTACAACACGTCCACGCAAGAACACTTCGTCTTTAAGTGCCCTTGCTGCGGACGTTTCACCGAGCTTGTGTGGCCCGACTGCATCGAGATCATCGGCGAAACGGTCAACGATCCCCGCTGCCGCGAGTCGTTCCTGAAGTGCAAAGAGTGTAAGAACCGCCTCGAACACAAAGGCAAACCGAACTGGCTTGGTAGCACAGGCCGCTGGCAGTCGTTCGCCCCAAACAGCAACCCGGACGTTCGCGGCTTCCACGTCAGTCAGCTTTATAGCTTCACGGTCGACCCCGGCGAAATCGTCGTGTCGTACCATCGCGGCCTCGGCGACGAAGCAGCCGCGAAAGAGTTCCACAACTCGAAGCTCGGCCTTCCATTCATTGGCGACGGTGCCCAAGTCACCGATGACGATCTTGAGAAGTGCACCGGCAATCACACAACGAATGACCCGCTGCCGAAAGTCGGCGGCAACCGCCTGATCACGATGGGCGTTGATCAAGGCAAATGGTCGTATTACACGGTCTGCGAGTGGTTCGTTGACCAGCTATCGCGGGACATCAACGTCGCCGCAAAGTGCAAGGTCATTGGCTACGGCAAGTTCCACGAAGACGACTGGCACCAACTCGACTACCTGATGCGAGCGTACCAAGTGCTGTCCTGCGTCATCGACGCCGACCCGCAAATCTTGGAAGCACGCCGATTCGCGAAGCGTTTTGCTAAGTACGTGTGGCTGTGCCGCTACCGACGTGGCAAGGTCGGTAAGGAAGTCGGCGTCACTGAAGAAGAAGGCGGGGCTCCACTCGCTACCGTCGACCGAACGAGTTGGCTGAGCGCTTCGCTCGGCCGATTCCGCACGCAACGCATCATGCTCCCTCGCGATATTTCGCTTGAGTACAAGGAACACATGAAGGCACTCGTGAGGACATACGAGCGTGACGAAATGGGCAACCCGGTCGCGACGTTCGTCGAGACTGCGGCTGATCACTATGCCCACAGCTTGAACTATACGGAGATCGCTCTGCCGTTCGCTGCTTCGATCACGACGGGCGCGAATGTCGAGAAGTTCCTTTAGCCGCTACTTACCTGAGAAAGCATCAAGATGGCCGAAAGAATTGAATTGCCGAGCTTCCTCACCACGCGGTTCCCGAACTATCACTCGGACGCGATGGAGTGGGCCGAATGGCGATTGTGCTACGAGGGCGGCAAGGACTTCCGGCAGAAGTTCCTCAAGCAGTTCTCGACGCGCGAGACGACCGAGGACTACAACCGCCGGCTCGATCTCACCCCGATCCCGACGTTTGCCAAAGCCGCGCTCAACGAAGTCCGCAATAGCATCTTCCAACGATTCTGCGACATTACCCGCACGGGTGGCAGCAAGTCGTACCAGGAAGCGATCGCCGGCACCGACGGTGGCGTGGATGGCTGCGGCGCGACGATGAATAGTTTCATCGGTCAGCAAATTCTGACCGAGCTAATGATCACCGGTCGCGTTGGCATCTACGTCGACATGCCCGTCGTAGAAGGCGGCACGCTGCTCGACGCCAACGGCAAGATGCCATACCTGTACTCGTATTGTGTCGAAGACATCCTGAACTGGGCAATGGACCCAGAGCATCCCGGCGACTTCCAATCCATCCTGCTGCGGGACACGGTCACGAATTATGATCAAGAAACGCTGATGGCCATCAATACGGCCTCGCGTTACCGCAAAGTCTGGAAGGACCGAGTCACCGGCCAAGTCAAACTTCAGTTCTATAACGTCGAGGGCTTGGCAGTTGACCGCAACGGCAACCTGTCGAACACGCCCTACGAGTTAGAACTGACCCGCATCCCGTTCGTCATGCCCTCGATCGGCGACAGCCTGATCAAGGACGCCACCACCCAGCAGATCGCTCTGCTGAACATTGGCTCGACGGACGTTGCCTACGCCCTGCAATCCAACTTCCCGTTCTACACTGAACAGAAGGACATGCGGAGCGTCGGCGGTCACTTGAAGCGTGTTGCCAACGAAGATGGCACCGCCACTCAGGGTGGGCAGGCAGGTAGCGACGAAGCCGTCAAGGTCGGCGTCACGAATGGTCGTTACTACGACATGAACGCCGAGCGTCCGGCCTTTATCAACCCAAGCTCGGAGCCGCTAAAGGCTTCGATGGAGTTGCAGGCCAAGCTCGAAGCGGACATCCGCAAGCTGATCAACCTGGCAGTGCAGAACGTCGCGAGTCGCGCGTCGGCCGAAAGCAAGACGATGGACAACGCTGGCCTTAACGCCGGCCTCTCGTTCATTGGGCTGGTGCTTCAAGCCGCCGAAATGAAGATTGCGAGCTTCTGGGCCGCCTACGAGAACAAGGTCGAATCGAAGCGGCTGATCGCCGTCATCAAGTACCCCGAACAGTACTCGATCAAGAGCGACAGGGAACGCCTCGAAGAGGGCAAAGAACTCAACGAACTGATGTCGAAGCTCCCGAGCCGAACCGCCAAGCGGGAAATCGGCAAGGTAATCGCGACGACGCTCTTCGGTACGCGAGTCAAGGTCGACACGCTGCGGACAATCCACAGCGAGATCGACAAGGCCGACTTCACGACTAGCGACCCCGACGTGATCATCGCCGCCCACCAGGACGGCCTGGTTGGCGATAAGACCGCCTCAGTGGCTCTCGGCTTCAACGAAGACGAGTACAAGCAGGCCCAAGACGACCACATGGCCCGCACGCTGCGAATCGCGGAAGCCCAAGGTCAAATGAATACGGCTAAGCAAGGCGATGAAGCTGCTCGCGGACGGCCCGATATGTCGGCGAACCCTGCCAAGGGTAAGTCGGAGGAATTGGCAGCCAGCCGCGACATCACGATGAAATACGACACGAAGCCGCCGGTACGAGGGGAGGGTAAGTGATAACGTCTGATTATTATGGCACCCTTGCCGAGGCCCAGGATTACTTCGACGGCCGACTCCACGAGTCTGCCTGGTCGGATTCAGCAGCCGCAGACAAGCCCAGGGCTCTGCGGGCCGCGACTCGGATCGTCGATACGCTGAACTTCAAAGGCTATAAGAACCCGGTCTACGATTTGCTTGACGCCAATGACTCCGCGACTGATGCACAGATTCGTGCCGCCGAGGCCACACAGGTATTAGAGTTCCCGCGAGGGGCCGACACCACAGTGCCCGAGGCGATTCGCCTGGCGTGCTACGAGATCGCCCACTCGCTGCTCGACGGCAAAGACCCCGAGATCGAACTTGAGAACTTGGGCATTAGCTCCCAGCAACTTTCCTCGGTTCGTACCACGTACAACCGATCGCAGGTGCCAATTGAACACCTAATCAATGGTGTTCCGAACGCACTCGCTTGGCGTTACCTCCGTCCGTTCTTGCGTGACGAAGACGCCGTGAAGCTCCTACGAGTTTCCTAATCACTACCGACTTTCGTCGGGATATCGCGCGGCACACCCCGACCCGCTGCGATTTTGTCTTTTCTAATGGGGGCAATGAGGAATCGTTTCAATGTTGTTTGCCAATCGCTACCTGTCCCTCCCCGCTCTGACCTGCTTCGACGGCGACCCCGATGCTGAAGCTGCGGCTGCTGAAGCTGCGGCTGCTGAAGCTGCGGCTGCTGCGAACAAGACGTTCACCCAAGAACAGGTGAACAAGATGCTGGCGGAAGACAAGCGCAAGCACAAACTCCAATTGGAGAAGACTGAGAAGCAACTGAACGAAATTCTCGAAAGCAAGAACCTCAGCGAGACCGAACGGTCCAAGGCTGAGGAAGCCCGAGAAGACATCCTCAAGCAACTTCGCACCAGGGAAGAACAAGCCCGCGAAGACAAGAAGAAGCTCGCCGGCGAGTACGAAATCCGGCTGACCGCTGCTGAGAAGCGTGCGGTCGAGGCCGAGAAGAAGTACGAAGAGTCGACGATTGCTCGCTCGCTACAAGACGCTGCGGTTGCGAACGACGCCTTCAACCCCAGCATCCTTGTCACCTACCTCCGTGGCGATGCGAAGTTGGATGCCGTCGGCAACCCGATGATCAAGGTGACCGTCACCAAGGAAGACGGGACGACCGAAGAAGGTCTGATGACCCCGATGGACGCTGTGGCCCGGATGAAGAACGACCCCGATCACTTCGGCGGCATGTTCAAGTCGAACATCGTGAGCGGCGTCGGCGGCAACTCCGGTGGCCCCAATGGCGGCAAGAACGGCAAGGTCAACGTCAAGAAGTTGTCCACCGAAGAGTACATGCGTCTTCGCAAAGAAGACCCCTCCAAACTCGGGTTGTAAACCAACCCAAACGCACATCTGCCCAGCGTTGCACCAAAGGGCGGCATACCGGCTCGGCCGGGTTCTATAGGCAGCAACCCGCGAGCTGCCTGAAACCAAAGCGGGGTTGGTACTTCTACCCTTTACCTTTCTGTTAGGAATGCAACGAATGAATCCGCTTTATATTTGTGAAGCAGTGTTGATCTGCTTCGACAACGACAACGACGCCTACATCCCGGAGCTGTGGGCCAATGAGAGCCTGGCCATTCTCGAAGAGAACATGGTCATGGCGAACTTGGTTCACCGCGACTTCCAGGACCAACTGGCGCAATTCGGCGACGTGGTCAACACCCGCCGACCGAGCGAACACACCGGTCGCCGGCGCACCGATGCCGACACCTATACGGCTGCCGACGTGAGCGCCACCAACGTCCGCGTGTCCCTCGATCAGTGGTTCTACGACAGCTTCATCATCAAAGATGGCGAAGCCTCGAAGTCCTTCAAGGACTTGGTCGCGGAACACATCGCCCCGGCCATGCTGACGATGTCTCGCAACATCGACCGCGCGGTCCTCGGTCGCGTCCACGACTTCCTGAACGTCCCGACTCGCCGGGCCGGTCGCCTCGGTGCCATGAGCGCCAGCACCGCCCAGGGCTACATCGCCGACGCGAAGACGATCCTCAGCAAGAACAAGGCTCCCGAAGCCGGCCGCAAGCTCTGCGTGTCGCCGGACTCGGAGAACGGCGTGTTGATGGCCGACGTGTTCGTCCGTGCGGACGCTCGCGGCGACGGTGGCTCGGCCCTTGAGCAGGCTCGCATGGGCCGCATCTACGGGTTCGACACCTTCATGGCCCAGAACGTCAACGCCCCGCTTGCGTCGGGTGCCGAAGTTGTCGCGGGCACCATCACCAACGCGGAAGCGGCTGACGAAACGGTGGCCACGCAGCCTTGTACGGTCACGGGTTACGAAGTCGTACTCGGTGAGTTTGTGACGGTGGCCGGCAACGACCAACCGACGTACATCACGGCCGCCACGGCTTCGACCAACACGACCGCCGTCACCCTGAACGAAGCTAACAAGTATGCCACGCTGGCCCTTGCGGTCGCCACGGTGTACAAGTCGGCCGATGTCAACGGTAGCAGCTACGCCATCGGCTACGCGAAGGAAGTTTTGATCGACGGTCACGCCGCTAGCAAGAACCTCCAAGTCGGTCAGTTGGTCGCCTTTGGCACCAGCACGGCTCGTCGGACCTACACGGTGATCGAAGCGACCGCGACTACTACGACTTCGACGAGCGTCCTGCTCGATCGTCCGCTCGAAGTGGCCCTCACCGATAACCAGGTGGCCTTCCCCGGCCCGGCTGGCTCGATGAACCTGGCCTTCTGCCGCAACGCGATGGCCCTCGTGACTCGCTCGCTGGCCTTGCCGCCGAGCGCGTTTGGTGTCGCCGCTGCCACCGCCTCGTACAACGGGGTCGGTATGCGGGTGGTCATGCAATACGACTCCCTCGTGGGTGGTACGCGCGTGAACCTCGACATCCTCGCGGGAACCGCCGTGTTGGACGTGAACCAGGCGTGCGTGATCTTGGGCTAAGCCCGCATCACTAATGCTATTCGACGCCAGCGCCCGAACTCTCGGGCGCTGGCGATTTGTTTCACTCCGTACCAATAAGGCGCGCCTCGAATGGAAATCTTTGAGATTCTTCAACAGTACGGCCCCCTGGCGGGCGTCGTAGTGTGGTTTCTCTGGCGCGACGGGAAACGAGAAGACAAGTTGACTGTTCGTATCGAGAAACTCGAAGACGAACAGCGGCAAGTCATCCTTCCATTAGTCGAGAAGGCTACCACTGTCATCACTGAAAACACGATCGTCTTGCAGGAATACATGCGGCGATGCGAAGTCGGTATTGACAAATTTGAGAAATAAGGACCGCCAATGAATAAGAACGTCATACAGCGGATGCGAGCAACGCTCTATTCGCTCAAACGTGATTTCGGCGGTCGAATCGACATCTACAAGAAGGGCGCTGTCACCAGCGACCCACGAACGGGTGAGCGGACGATCGCAAAGACCGTCACCCCCGTGAAACGTGCGATCATTCTACCAGCAGAAGTCGCACGCCAAGAAGTTCGCGGCATTTCACTCATATCAGCAAACAAAGGCCTGGTGCAAGGCGGCTGGTATGACAACGAAGTCATGATCTTCATCATCGAACAAAAGGATGCTCCCGGACTGACTCTTACGCCGGACGACTGGATCGTTCGCGATGGCAAGAAGTATCAGATCGGTGAGTTCCGCGAATGGGCGTTCGATACTTGCTGGGTTGTAACGGCAAAGGCCCTGATCGGCGAAGTGCCCGAGCAGATATTCCTCGTCTCAGTCAACGACATCCTTCCGGTGTCTGATGAAGCAGGGGAGGAATAAGCAATGCCGGCCAAAGCAAACTGGACGCGATGGATTCGCGCTTCAATCGGCAACTACCTAATGGAAGTTGCCGATGACGCGAGCCTCCCAACGATCATCGAAGAGCTTGACGACCGCAACGCTACCTATATGGAAGCGACGACGCGAGCCGAGATTCGTATCAACGGACCCTTTACTCAAGAAGTGAGTAAGGGTTACTTCCGCGTGTGGGTCGATGTCAACGTCCTCGTGACGAGTCGCCGAGACGGGCAGAAGAACGGTTACGACCATCTTCGATACGTCGGCCTCTTTCACGAGGCGATGGACGACATGATCCCGATCTATATGTTCGGCAACCAGCCCGGCGACTGCGTGCAAGCGGACCCGACGGACTGTGACGTGATTGGCTGCCTCTCTCCGAGAGACGGCAAGAACGACTCGATTCGAGTGCTGAGCTTCGGGCAGTTGAACTCCACAGACGCAATCATCCAGAACGCAGTCGATGCGAGATACGTCGGCTACTTCAACGAATAAGAAACGCTAAACGGGCTTCAGCGTTTCGCTTGTCATTCGCCCGGCTGTAAATTCCAACCCAAACAAGAAAGAACGATAATGATTGACTCGCTCTACTTGGCCAACCCACAGTTGGTCAATTACGCGCGGATCGAACTTCGCGACACCACGATCCGCATCAAGGACGGCCTCGCAGGTACGTCCGCCATCAACGACGCCACCCCGCCGACGGCTACCGCGACGACTGCGGACATTGATACCGTTGTCCTCAACTCGGACGTCACCACACTTGTCCCCGTGGGCGCTCGGTTCACCATCGCGGGTGAAACCGCCGCCACGACGGTCCATACGGTCACGGCTCGCACGCCGACCAGCACGGGTCCGACCACGAACATCGTGTTCACGCCCGCCCTCACGGCTGGCACCTACTTAGACAACGGCGTCATCACCTTCCTGCCCCAACAGATCGCAGTGACGGTCGGTGAAGGCAACCTCACGTATACCGAGGCGAAGGAATACACCTACGACCTGGACCGGGGCGACCTGAGCACCGTGCGTGAAGGCAACGAAGTCCCCCTCGAACTGTCGCTTGAGTTTGTCTACGAGCATGTCCTTACGGGCACGTCCGAGACGATTACGGTGGTCGACGCCCTCAAGGGTCGAAACGGTGCAGCCGAGTGGGTTAGCTCTTCGAGCGACCTGTGCGAGCCGTACAGCGTCGACGTTGAGATCGACCATGCCACGCCTTGCGGAACCGTCCAGGATGAAGTCACGGTCTTCCCCGAGTTCCGTTATGACTCGTTGGAGTTTGACTTATCGGCCGCCACGATTGCCTGCACGGGCCGCTGCAACGCGACCGAGCCGACAATCACCCGCGAGTAATCGTCCCGTCAACCTGAAACCGAACTCCCTTGCCGGCCTCGTCCGGCAAGGGAGCTTTTCATCTGAGGAAACAAATGGTTCTCACTCAAGAAGTTGGCCGCGAGCCGACTGGGTTCTTCAGCATTACGGACCTGTCTGCCGCCGTTGGCGTGCGAGGCGTTGGTGCCGCGATTATGTTGAACGCCGACGGCGGCGCGATCCGTTATCGCGTAGATGGCGGCACCCCCACGGGGTCGTCCGGCATGTTGCTCGCCGAGAACGCAACGCTCTGGTACGTCGGCGATTTGTCGCTGTTGAAGTTCATCAATGACACCGGCGCTAGCTCCACCCTGAACGCTACGACCTTCAAATAACCATGAGCTTCAGCGCCACGTCACCCGTCGTATACACCCTGGCCGATCAAGGCCCAGTGTTTGAGCGTCGGGTTCGACAGGGGCTCGGCTTAGCTCAATTGGTATCTCTCGCAGGCAGCGAATGGACACGCAGCGTCGGCGATGATCTCGGACTCACGCAGTCTGAGTTCTTCGTCGAGGCCCTGTCCAACACTCTCTCGCTAACGTCTCAAGCGGCTGCCGTTGTTGACCGAGTCGCTGCTGCGACTTCGGCCATGTCTTTGATCCACGTCAACCCCGTCGCCGGAGGCCGCATTGACGGTGGCGGCGTGGAAACGATCGAGGCAATCTTCGACTCGTCAGCGGATAAAGGTCATGCGGTCTTCGTGTCCTCAAGTGGGCACGTCGATCTCGCGCAGGCCAATGCTGAACCCGATGCGCTGGCGATTGGGCTGGCCGCTGCCCCTGTGTTGTCCGGGCAACCTGGCGAGATTATCACCTCGGGTCCATTCACGAACGATGAGTGGTCGTTGACGCCAATGAGCGTTTACTACCTCGATCCAAACGTGGCCGGTGGAATCACTGCAACCTACCCAACCGATGTTGGCGACTTCGTCATCATCATGGGCGTTGCGATCACCGCCACGCAGATCAACTTAGAGATTCACTGGGCTAACTACATCGGGGCATAGGTCATGGCCAAGAACATTCAGCAACGCAATGGACCGCTCAATGAGATCGGCTCGCCTGCTGGCAGCGGCGGTGGCGCATGGAATTGGCTCGGCGTCTATGACAACGGCACGGCCTACGTGGTTGACGATGTTGTCTCCTATCTGGGTTCGAGCTACATCTGCATTGGTGCCTCGACCGGTAACCTCCCGACCAACGCGAGCTTCTGGGACATCGTCGCCGAAGCAGGGGAGGACGGAGCTGCGGGTGCCACCGGGGCGACGGGTGCCACCGGGGCGACGGGTG